TCATCCTTTATAATGTTTTTGGTGAAGCTGCGACTCCACTCTTATTCTATAAATTAGAGAGGGAGTATTGGAGTATACTAAAAACTATACTCATCTATTTGAATAAATATCCAGTAGGGATGCTTCCAGATTTGGAAGTTGATCCTGATCTAGAAGAAGAGTTAAACAAGATCTAATGAATGAAGAAGCCCCAACAATGAGTGCAGGTACAGGAGGTTTTAGCAGTAGTGCTAATGCCAAAGGTCCTGTTGCAGGTTTAGATCCTGTTATACAGTTTAGGGGTAAGATCAAAAAGAAAAAGAAGGCACTGAAAGAGACAACAACCTGTCCTCGTGATAGTCAGAAACCTTCAAAGTTATTTCAATATAAAATTAATGTTCCAGAAGTAGGTGAGACTATAGTTTATGCCAATAGTCCTGCTGAACTTAGGATGAAACTAAGAATGGCAATCATGCCTAAGTATAGGTCTGGTATTAATATTGAGAGAATTATGCCTGGCGGTGCTGCTAAATTCTTTATGGATAAACGTATGAAACATATGAAAAATATTCAAACTGAGTCTGCTAATGATCAGCAGATGAAGAATCAAATGAATCAACAAAAGATTCAGAATATGAAAAAGAAGGTTATGCTTAAGAAGCAAGAACTTCAAAAACAATTACAATTAAAAACACAACAGTTGAAGAAGCAAGCAAGAACAGGGGTAGAACAAGACGCGACAAGATAATGTCTGACATCAATTCAGCAATAATAGAAAGACTCGAACGAGTTGTAGAGACCCTACAAGAAAACTCTGTAAAGATGGGTCAAATTCTTGCTGTACACAATGAGAAGTTAGATAAACAGGACAAAATTGATGAGGTATTATTTGAGAAAATAGATAGGTTACACGCAGATGTTAATAGAGAAACGGAAGCAAT